CCCCAGTTAATGTTTCGGGAAACAAATTCACCACATATATTATTTTCTGTGGCTGCTTTTGATTTAGAAAGGTTAATATCCATCCCTAATTCATTTGTATACATATTAAACAGATGTTTTAGAGGATCGTATATTGCCAAGTCATCCCCAACTTTCTTACAGACTTTCTTATTTAAGGTTTTCTTGTAAAACTTTCTATAACCAAAGTTTAGAATTTCAAGGTCGGTGGCTGTAGCGATATCGAAAGATCCGCTAGTTCCCATACCCTGTCCTGTACCATATTTGATACAATCAGGGGAACCCTTAATATTCCACTGGCAATCAACTACTAAATTATACCATGCATTGGCAATGGCGTCGCCATATCTGGCAGCCATCCAATCACGTTGAAGAACAGCATGTAAACCATCGGTCCAAGCTGTGAAATCATACGAAAACCACCCAGGGCTTATCAGTTTTTTAAATTGATTAAACCCCTCGGCATGGTTTTTGGAAAATGACACATTAGTCCATCGTTTATTGCAATATTCTTGTACATCTCGCATAATAGGTTCAAGCAATACTTGAGTCCAGTAATCGCTTATCGCGACTGCCCGACATTTATTGCCAATGTCCCGAACACCTATGATAATTCGTAGGTTAATACGGTCTACTCTAGAAATGCGCGAAGATCTTGCCTCCATGTATTCATAGAGGTCATTATTTCCTGTACATGAACATAGATCTTTAAAATGTTGATTATGTTCTGTTCTTGTAAGGACGTAAGCTTCTAATTCTGCAGTTTGCCACTTAGGCTTGCTGTTTGGACCAGAAGAAACGACTCGAACGGAAGGAACGGCGTTAAGCTCGTTCTTCCAACGCGAGATTTGCTTCCTATTTAATTTTAGATAGTCAGCAAATTCTCTACGAAAATCAGGACATAACTTAAGTTCTTGTGTTATGGTGTTGGTAGATATAACACTATTCCCCTCGCATAAGCGATTGAGGTATAAAACACTTCTA